TATAAAAAACGTATATTTTTATAAAAAAATGTTATATAAAGACTTTATATTTTAAAAAAAATAATTATATTAGCAATAATATTTTTAAACATAAATAACATAAATTAAATTAAACGTTATGGAAAACAAAAAAACTAACAGTACATTAGAAGCAATTTTAAAACAGTACGAAGAAAACAGTAAACCTAAAAACAACAGTTCAAAGACTTATGACCTTTCAAATTATTTTTCTATTTTCATGGAAAAAGGTGTAAAATCAGCAAAGAAAAAAGTTAGAATTCTTCCTCCAGCAAAAGAAGGTGAGACTCCATTCACTGAACTTTACATTCACTCAAAAGAAGTTGATGGTAAAACACGTAAATTTGCATGCCTTAAAGAAATGTTTAATAAAGATTGTCCATTTTGTGAAGCAAGAGAAGAACTTTATTCATCTGGTGAAGAAAGTGATAAAGAAATTGCAAAAAAATATTTTGCACGTAGAACTTATGTGTGCCGTGTAATTGACCGTGATGCAGAAGATGAAGGTGTTAAATTTTGGAGATTTAATCATGATTTCAGAAATCAAGGTACTTTTGATAAAATAATTGCAATTGTATCTGAAAAAGGTGATGTAACTAATCCTGAAACTGGTCGTGACCTTGTTATTCATATTGGTCGTGACCAAAATGATAATTGCATAATTAAGAGCATTACCGATTGCGACCCATCACCTCTTTCGACTGACCCAGAACAAGCAAAAGCTTGGATAGAAGATGAAAGAAATTGGGAAGATGTTTATTCAGTTAAACCTTATGACTATCTTGAAATTATCGTAAAAGGTGGTATTCCTGTTTGGGATAAAGAAAATGAATGCTTTGTTGATAAGGCTTCTATTGAAGACACAAGTGATGAAGAAATAAATGAACTTGAAGAAGAACTTGAAGAAACTGAAATTGATGCTACTGATATAACACCTAAAACTAAAAAACAAAATGATGATGACGATGACGATTTACCGTTTTAATCGTTAATAAATCATTTTTTATATTAATTTATATTTGATTATTAATAAAATGGGTGAGTAATCGTCTAAATAATAAGTGATGATAAATATAATTTATTAGGCGGTGGTTTGTGTTAAACATACAAACATCACCCATTTTTAATTCTAATGTTTAATTAACAATATTAATATGCCAAAAACTCCACCAAAAAAAAATGAAAAAAAGTCAATAGATAAGAAAACTTTTGATTTAGAAAGTTTTCAAAATAGTAACAATATGGTTACTATTGTTAAGGATAAACCACTTGAGTGGATTCCTTTATCACCAGCTTTTCATGAAGCTACAGGTATACCAGGCATACCAAAGGGTTATTTTACTCTATTTAGAGGGTATTCGAATACTGGTAAATCAACTGCGATGTATGAAGGTATTAAGTCATGCCAAAAATTAGGGATTCTTCCTGTTATTATAGATACTGAAAATAATTTCAATTGGGATTTTGCTAAAACCGTAGGGGTAGAATTTGAAGCTATAGTTGATTCTGATGGTGTAATAGTAAATTATAAGGGATTTTTCCTTTATTTTAATACCACATCTCTAAAAGAAAGATATGGTAATTACGATTACAGTAACGGTAAAACAAAAAAAGAATTTAGAAGTAAAGCAGTTTTGGAGGATGTTGCTCATTTAATAAATGACTTGTTGGATTTACAACAACAGGAAAAATTAAGTGTTGAACTTTGTTTCTTCTGGGATTCAATAGGTTCAATTAATTGTTATAAATCAGTCATGTCAAATTCTGCAAATAATCAATGGAATGCTAATGCATTATCAAATGCATTTAATGATATTGTTAATGATAGTATTCCAGCATCTAGAAAAGAGGGCAGTAAATATACAAATACTTTTGTTGGCATTCAGAAAATATGGCTTGATAATGAAAATAAAGTTGTTAAACATAAAGGTGGAGAAGCTATGTTTTATGCTGCTAGATTAATTATTCATATGGGTGGTATAATGACACATGGAACAACCAGATTGGATGCTACAAGTAAAGGTAATACGTATTACTATGCTACTAAAACTAAAATTAAGGTTCATAAAAATCAAATAAACGGAATTGAATATGAAGGTGAAATAGCATCAACCCCACATGGATTTATCAACCCAGAAAAGAAAAATGAATATACTAGAGACCATAGAGATTTCTTATTAGCTAAATTAAATGTTGATGATGATGCTGAAATTGAATTTGGAGAATCTTCACCCGATATAGAAACTCTTCGTGAAATGTATGCAAATTAACTGATTGTTTAATTTTTAAATTATCATGTAGTGAAACGTCCACCAAAACTATTTTTAGGTCAAAGCAAACCTGAAAAAGTTATTAATACCCTATTGATTGATGGTAACGCATTATTCAAAGTTGGGTATCATGGTGCTATTCGTGAGGTAAATTGGCGTGGTGAAAAGATTGGTGCCATATATCAATTTATAACCGTCTTAAGAAAACTTTTGCTTGAAGATTTATATCATAAAGTTTATGTATTTTGGGATGGTCCTTTATCTGGAAAGTTAAGATATGATGTTTATTCTGATTATAAGAAAGATAGAGGAAAAAACTATTCCACTGGATTACACGCCAAAGAAGAAGACCCTTATTTTATTGAACAACAGATAAGAGTTAAAAAATATCTGGAGGAATTATTTGTAAGACAAATAGAAGATGAAGTAGTTGAAGGTGATGATTTAATATCATTTTATTGTTTACATAAAGAAAAAAACGAAAAAATAACTATTTGCACAAATGATAGGGATATCAGTCAATTATTAAGTAATGATGTCCGAATTTATTTTTGTGACAAAAAGATATTTGTAACAGTTGATAATTTTAAGGAACATTTTGGATTTCATCATTCAAATGTAAAATTAATTAAAGTTATTACTGGTGATATGGCTGATAGCATTAAGGGTGTAAAGGGGGTGCAAACTAAAACTTTATTAACGTATTTTCCTGAAATAAAAGAACGTTCAGTTCAGCTTGATGAGGTGCTTAGAAAAGCAAAAGCAATTCAAGCTGAGAGAATGGAAAACAAGCAAAAGCCGTTAAAGGCTATTGATAATCTAATAGAGCAGCGAACGGACGGCATTCAAGGTGATAGATTGTTTGAAATAAATGAGAAGATTATAGACCTTAAAAACCCATTTATGACGAAAGAAAGTATTGACATGATGATTGACCATATGTCATTACCATTAAATCCAGATGGGAGAGATATAAAAAATGTATATAAAATGATTAAAGAGGATGGATTAACCAGACTTATAGGTACAAACAACATTGCTGATTATCTCATCCCATTTAAAAAACTAATTGAGCGTGAAATCAAAAATTTTAATAACTTTTAAATTTTTTTAATATGGAAAAAAAAGATGAAAACCACAAGTTTGATTACCAGAATTACAGATTTGAATTTATTCTGGATGTAAATGACAACATTATTTGTCAACGTTTGTTTGATATTAGAGGGTATAACGAAGAGGTGTTAAGGTCAATGGATTTAAAATGGTTAATTGATGATTGTGTCGATATAATCATCGATGACTTAAAGAAAAAGTCTATTGAGCAACTTTGGAAATATTACAATCCTTATGTTGAACAAACTCAGGAGGATATTGAGAAAACCAGAGTTATAAATGATAAAGATTATTTTTTCAATTTTGAAATAAAAGTTGATAAAAAAACGGTAATAAAACGTCAATTTGATGCTAATGTATTTTCACCTAATGTGAGATTTCAAGTTGACATCAAGGATATTGTAAGTGATTTAATATATCAAATTCGCTCAGTTTTTAGTCAAAAAAAATTTACTAAAAACTACGGTGAAGTAGAATTATAATGATATTTATAAAAATATTAGTTTTAATATGGGCAAAAAGAAATATGATACTGTGAATTTCGGATATTTGGGGCGTGAGTTTCAAATCCGACTATTAGCCCATCTATTAGTAGACCATCACTTTGCAAATACAATATTAGATATTTTAAATCCTAATTACTTCTCGGATGAATATTTGAGAATAATTGCTAGCAAAATTATTGATACATGGGAACAATATGAATATGTTCCTGATTATGCTGCCGTTGAAATTGCAATCATGGGTGATATTAAAAATGAGCAAATCAGAGAATTAACCAGAATTGCTTTCAAAGAGGTACGCGAAGCATCACTTATAGGTGATGTTGATATTAAAGACAGGGCAATGTTTTTCTGTAAACAACAGGCATTAAAATCAACTGTTGAAAAAATTCAGAAAATTATTGATAGTGGTGATGTTGATAGATATCCAGAATGTGAGGATTTAATGCGAAAAGCTTTAGAGTTGGGTGATAATAAAGATGATTCAATCGATGTATTTCATGCAATTGATGAAGTTTTAGCTGATGATTTCAGAAAGCCAATTCCAACTGGAATTCATGGTTTGGATATTTATATGGATGGCGGATTAGCACCATCAGAATTGGGCGTTATCTTAGCACCATTTGGTGTTGGTAAAACAACTATGATAACTAAGATAGCAAATACGGCAAAAGATTTAGGTAAGAATGTTTTACAAATTTTCTTTGAAGATAATCCAAAAGTTATTCAAAGAAAACATTTAACTTGTTGGTATAATTCAGAGGAAGAAATTCCTAACATTACTATTAATGAGTTAAAAGACAACAAAGATATGGTTAAGTTAATCGCTGCCAAGAAAAAAGAAATGCCAGGTGTTATAAAACTTAAAAAGTTTCCTAGCGATGGGACTACTATTAATAAAATTAGGCAATATGTTAGGAAACTTATTGCATCTGGTTTCAGACCAGATATAATTTTATTGGATTACATTGATTGTGTTCAGTCAAGTCAAAGAATTGATGATAATAATGTTGCAGAAGGTAACGTAATGCGTCAATTTGAGACAATGCTATCAGAGTTTAATATGGTTGGATGGACATGTGTTCAGGGTAATAGAAGCTCTATAAACGCATCAACTGTAGATTCATCAATGATGGGTGGCTCAATAAAGAGAGGACAAATTGGGCATTTTATTGTTTCAATTGCTAAAACATTACCGCAAAAAGAAGAAGGAAAAGCAAATATGGCAATTCTTAAGTCTCGTTTTGGAAAGGATGGAATTATATTTGAAGATTGTTTATTTGATAATGCAAGAATAATAATTGATACTAGCAATGCTGGTGATGGTAAAACTTTCTTAGAAGCTAAAAAAGAAAAGGACTATTCTGATGAAAAAAGAGTTAAAGAACTTTTAGAAAAAAGGAATAAACTTATTGCTAAGTTTAAAAAAGAAGCTCAAAATGAGATTGAAAAAAATGAAAATAATAATAACTAAATTTTAAATTAAAAAAATCAGATGATGGCGATGGACATTTCAAGTAGTATCTTGTCGGATATAACAATTTATATGAAGTATGCTAAATATATCCCAGAATTGAAAAGAAGAGAAACGTGGGAAGAGATTGTTACAAGAAATAAAAAAATGCATCAAAAAAAATATCCTATGTTAAAGGATGAAATTGAAGAGGTTTACAAATATGTCTATGATAAAAAAGTATTACCATCGATGCGAAGTATGCAATTTGCTGGTAAACCTATTGAAATTTCTCCTAATAGAATATATAATTGTAGTTATTTACCTATTGATGATTGGAGAGCTTTTTCTGAAATAATGTTTTTATTACTAGGTGGTACTGGTGTAGGTTATTCAGTACAGAAACATCATGTAGAAAAATTACCAGAAATAAGAAAACCAAACAAAGATAGAAGTAGAAGATACCTTATAGGTGATTCGATTGAA